TAACTATGTCTCTCAATATGTCTATCATGTTTTGCCTATTCTTAAAAGTTTAAAATTAAATTGTATAAGATATTTAGATAGAAATCAAGTCTTAAATTATTTTTTTGCTGGAATTTCCAAGACGTTGTATAACACTGGATTGTCTTTACCAGGTTTCTGAAATATAGAATAATTGGCTCCAGGCTTGAACTGATCCATCTCTATCACTGTATAACCACATTCTTTGATTATTTTAGTCATGGCAGATTTGGTGTTGTAATTCCAATAACCACGTTTTGATTCGTGCAAATCATAATCATATTCGCAGTTGGCATAATGTAGAAATACATAACCACCTGGTAATATAACTCTAAATATGTCTTTGAGATATAATTTTATGTGTTGTTGGGTAAAGAAAGTAAAGGTATCCCAGCTGAATACAAAATTAACAGCATTATCAGGAATATCTGGACAGGAAGTCCAATTGGTTAGATGAAATTTTAAATATTGTAGATGTGGAGGATTAAACAATTTTTTTATTTTTGTTTGACAGTGAGGCACAACATCAACAAAATAGTTCAATCTCCATGCTAGAAAACATTTACTAAATGTACCATATCCAGGTCCTATCTCTAAACTATTACATAGATTAGCCGCTGCTCCTGATTTAGCAAAATGTCCTATTTTGCTTACTATACGATCGAATAATACTTGATCGTGTAACAATTCTTTTCTTGCATGTCTCCACTCTAAATCAGCAGCATACCAATCTTTAGTTTTGTCTAATCGATCTATCTGATCTTGATTGTTAATATCCACAGTTTGAGCTAAAGTTTTTAATATTTTTAAATTATCATCGATAAGTTTCTGAAAATCATGCCCTTTAATTTTTTCTAATTTTTCTATTAATAATTTAATTTCTTCTATGCTCAACATATTAAGCCATTTCGAACAGTTTATTAAATGTATTAGAACTTTCTGTAGATCTTACGTCCCATTCTAGCACACCGATTAAGTTCTCAATCTTGCCATCTAGCACACTCTCTTCCATACCATCCGAGTCAAATGGTAACTCTTTAAACCATTCGGGTAATCTCTGCTCGTCTACAGGATATGCTATAGAAGTATAACCTAGAGGATTATTCTTTAATTTACAAACAATTACTTTGGCGCCATCTAGAATAGGCATACTGTATTTGTCACCATACATCTCTCTACATCTATTCCAATTAATTGAAGCTCTCACATGTCCTGGCATATTGGTCTTACCTTTTTTCTTCTCTTCTTCATGATATTCTGTGATATTATTAGCACGTTTGGGAGAACCTTTTTCCCAACCTGGTCTAGATTTAAATTCTCCGCGGAATTGTTTAATTTTTTCTAACACTTCTACCTCTGTTTTACCTATTAATACTAGGTATAAAATATCACTCAAAAAATCTTGCACAAATACCGGAGTATCAGAACGTTTAAGATCCAATCCCATGGCTTTTACTTTACCTTCTTTGCCTGCTGTATCTACACGCTCACCCTCTTTGTCAAAATATAAAAGTGCATATCTTTTTTTAGTTATAAACAATCCTTTAGATGCTACCAATTCTCGACCTGCACGTATCACATCACCGCGAGTTTTAGGACAATGGAATGCTCGAGTCATGAACGCTGAGAATGTTTCATTAACTTCTTCAGCTATCTTATCATAGAGAGCAACAATATTCTCTTTACCCCATGGTATCTGTCCAGAATCTATTTCTTTTTTTAGTGTAGTATAAGCAGAAAAATATACAGAATCTGTATCACCATATATCACACTCTCTCCCACGTGATCATATCGACCTGCAATAATTTCATTGGTTTTAGCAGCCATGTGTTGCGTAATACATCTGCCAGTTAATGTTACTGATTGTCCTATACGCATGTCAAAGAAACGACAACCTGGATTTAGAATTGCACCATACAGAGAGTTTAGATTAATTTTTTTAACTAACTGTCTTTTATCCCAAAACTCTCTTTCGATAGCATTATCTCCACATTCATTCATTCTTTTTTGCATGTCTTTTCTTTCAGCATACCATCTTTTTAATAATCCTGGAATAACACCTTCAAATTCATATGTGAATATAGTACCATTGGCAGAGATCATCCACTGTCTGTTACCATCAAACACAAGATCATACAGTTGTGCTGCACTCATTCTCACACTAGTACCATCTTCCCAATCAATGATTAATTCTGTGCCTTTGTCCTTGTTCATCACTGCTTGATACTCCCAACAACCAAACTGTCCTTCCCATGCAGTAGCAAATGATTTGCCTTGATGTTTCGCTCTGTTTATTTCTGCAGATGTAATCACCGGACGTATCTGTCCTACGATAGTTTCTGGACCCATATTTAGAGCTCGAATCACAGATGGATACAGTGAGTTTATGTCCACTGATCCGATCCAGTCATGTATGCCTTTTTTGGGATATGCCACATAGGCTCCTGCTGCTGATTCCACAGGTGCTGATTCATCTCTTTTTGCTCGACCCGGTACTATCATGCCTCGACGATGTGCTTCATTGATAATAGCTTGTTCTGTAACTGCCACTGCTCCCATGGTGGTTTGCAATAACACAGTGTTCTGATGTGCAATCTCATTGGCTAATTCAATAAATTTTAATTTCTTTTCTAATTTTGCTAATAGATTACAGTCTTGTCGGTTGTATTCTATGAACATTCCAAAATCATTGTTGTACAATTGATCCAATGATCCTTCATACACAGTTTTCTTTTCATCCAATTCCCATTCGCCTATGGCATCTAAACGATAACTGTGACGTTCTTCATAGGTATATTTTCTATATAATTCTAATAAATCTAAATGTACTCGACCAATTAAATCATAACTGATCTGTTCTCGACCATATTTCTCAAATGTTCTTTTTTTAGGTTTTTCTCCCCAAAAGCATAATCTTCGAGTATCATCTGAACTCAATACTTTCTGTATTCTTCCCACAACATAGGGTATATCATATCCTTCCGAGTTCCAACCACTGATAACATCTCCTTCGTCCACTAGTGTTAAGAAAGCATCTAGCATGTCTTTTTCTTTTTCGAACAACATTACATTGCTGAATCTTTCCACTTGCAATTTAGCATCTGCCATGCTCAATCCTTTGGGAGGTATTGCAAAAGTTACGAGCTGATCAGTCCAGTTGAGATAACAAGTGATTGCTGTGATGGGCATGAAAGGATCATCTGTAGTGGAATATCCTCTCTGCGGATCAAAGTCCACTTCAATATCAAAGAACACCACATTGAGTTTGGGAGCATCTTTACCTAAATAATTTTCTTCAAGACAACGAAAGACAGGATTGATATCCTGCTCAAACAATTTTTTATTGCTCCTAATTTTTTGTTCTTTTATAAACTCTTTAAACGTACTACAAGAAACTTTCTGTAGAGTTTCTCCGTGTATGCTTCTATGTTTTCCTCGAGGATCTGGATAATAGAATACATATCGAGCATCATAATCCACAAATCTTCTCTGACCGTTGGCATCACGTTCTACTACCAACACCTTGTCGTCATCTCTGCGATAATAAGCGTCTATGTAACTCATTTAAAAAATACTAGATAATTTCCGATACAATTCATTATTGTAAACCAACTAGCCAACATAGTTATCCATAGGTTTCTTCTACGATAAGCAGAATAGGCCATAGTAGAGGACCCTAACAGATAAAACGGAAACACCAAATTCATTTGAGGGTGTGGACTGGTGAATGTCAGCACTAGAGAACCAAATATAGTGAATATCAAAGAGATCAGTTCATAATAAAATGCTACACGATCTGTTCGATAACTATTGATCCAAAATTGTTTTACAATACCATACACTAGATTTTGCCTGCTGCAGTCAATATGCTGTCTAACATATCCATATCATCGGCCACAGCTTTATAATTGTCTCGGTGAGCGATAGAGATGGCTTTGTTAATCAATGCTGGTTTAAGTTCTAATTCTTCTGATAGAGCTTTTACTGTGTCTTTGAGACCAGCTTTAAGATCGTCTATCTCTCCTAACACTTGTGATCCTTCTTTGATCAGTTGTATTAGTTTGGTTTTTTCTGCTTCGTTGAAATTTCTTCCTGACATTTTTTCTCCTTTGTAATTGTTGTTATGTATTATATAACTCTAGGACGATTAAATCAATTACTTTTTCGCGGATTTAGTAATATTGGTCCAACGAGATTCAAACCAAGTTTTTAAATTACCTTGAATTGCTTCTGGTAAGATCAACTCGCCTGATGTTTTGGAATAAGTGACGCTTTCTAAAACAGCCTTTATTGCTTCATTTTTGGTAATTTTTTTCTTCTCTGCTGATTTTAGCACTTCATAGTAGTCTGGTCTCTCATTTAGATGGTCTAATGCAATTTCCATAGCTACTTCAAACTGATCTGTGTGTTCTTTTTCTACTTGTATGCCTGCTCGCAATTGATCTAATATATATTTTGTAGATTTATTAAATTTTTTTGCAATGTCTTGAATAGTGGGTGTGGGTTTATCCAATAGATTTGATTCTAATTTAGGATTAGGACTTGCCGGAGAAGGTCTAGGATCTTCTGATTCTCCCATAAGATGTACAGGATCTTTTACAAAATTTTTAATTCTTTTCAATCCTCTTGATCCTGCACTAATTGGTCTTTCTACTTGTGCATCAACATCCACGGTACCGTGATCTTTTAGACGCATCATATCGTCTAGGTATTGTTTATAAGAAAAAATAGGTATCTGACTCATATTTGTATTTATTTTGTTTTTTGATTACTCGTTTCCTTGCTACTCATGGAAACTATTTTTTAGTTTCAGAAAGCTCGTCTTTGTATTCTAAATTTTCATCAACCATATCTCCCAAAGCACTCATAACTGCTTCAGGTGGAGACATTGTGTTTATAGAGACTGATGAAAAATCTGCTTCGCTGGGTTGAACTTCTGCTTGTATACCAGCATTTTTTAAAATAGTTTTAATAGCTGTAGCTTCTGTGTCTGATGTTGGACGATCTCTGTCAAAATCTCCTGCTAGTCTCACATCAAATTGTCTTGCTTCTGATTGTCCTTGGAATCCTGCGGCTTCATCTGTGTTCTCCTCTTTAGGTTCCGTTTTTTCTTCTTTTTCTTGTTTAGGTTCTTCAGCAACTGTTTCTGCTTCTGGTTGTTTCTCTTGAACCACTTCTGCTTTTTCTTCAGCTGCTTTTTCTTTTTCTGCGATAACTGCTTGTTCTAATTTTTCTGCGTCAGCGATAATCTCTTTAGTTTCTTCAGTTTTAACAAGAATGTTTGATGATTCTTCATTGTAGATTGCTTCATTGTCTGAGATGCTGTTGTATAATTCAACCAATGCTGACTCATCGCATGATTTGATATATTCTTGAATGTCTTTTTGTACCACTTCTCTAAATGTTTTTGCGTCATATGTTTGTTCTTCTTTTTGCTCTGCTTTTAATTCTGCTAACTTAGCTTCTAATTCTGCAATCTTGTCTAATCTATTGCTCGCTTTTTTTGCTTCTTTAATAATTTTTCCTGCAATAGATTTATCTGACTCTTCTATGGCTTTTGTGATATCACTCTTCTCACCAGTAATTGATTCAATTAATTTTTCTGCTTTAGGTGAAATTTTTGTAGGTTCTTTGAATTCTTTAATACCAGCTAACTTTGCAATATCCGCTAATGATATTTGTCTATCATCTAGTACTCTTGGTTCTTTTTTAGCTGCTTCTAATAATTCCTGTCTCTCTTGTTCAGGAGTAATATTGCTCATCTCATTTAAGCGTTTAACTAGATCTGCAAATCCGTCGTTGTATGTTTTACGTGCCATATGAAGTATTTATAAAATTTTGTATTATAATAATATATTATTATTTCAGCTTATTTGCAAGTTTTTCTGCTAATTTAGACTCGTATTTCACACAATTATCCACTCGTTTGCCACCTTTCATCTTGGTGCCCATTCGTCTATAACCTTTCCAGCACGCTTTACCATCTAAACCTTTTTGCTTTTCTTCAGTGTTTATGCTCTGTCCTTCTCCGCCTACTAAATCGCCTGCTCTTGCTGGTCTTTTCATTGTGCCGGTCAAATGTGCTGCTGGTCCTAACTTGTGTTTATTGCTGCCTGCGAATGCGCTCTTAGGTAGCATGGATTCTTTGCTTTTATTATAATCT